ACAGAGAGTTCAGGAGAATTTCAAGCGGCGCGGGAAGCCCGCCGCGGCAAATGCTAAAGGGGGCGTGCGAGTTGGCAACTAATTTTGAAGCGATCACCAAAAACCCGGAGACGTTGGCCGCGTTCTTGCGGGCCTTGCCGATTTTGGAAGGGCCGTGGGACGAAGAATTCCAGCGGAACTATTGCGCCGGGTGCGGGAAAGTCAGTTGTGACGATGGAAGCCCTTGTCCTTATGAGGACAAACGGAATAGTCCGGGCTGGTGGTTAGGGCTTGAAGCTATGGCGGCGGAGGCGGAACCATGAAGAAAAAGGACTATCCCGGCGGCGTGAAGCTGACGGCCACAAAAGCCCGCGCCGTGGCAATGCAGGAATTCGGGACCGCAAAGGGCCTGACAAAAGAAGAAACCGCAATGCCCGGTTACTTCAAAATGAAGCTGGGAAGCCTGTTCATCCGCATTCACCCGGACACAAGCGACGGGACGGGGTGTATTGTGGTTTCGGCTGAACTGGCGTTTGCCACGGGTCAAACCCTGAAATTCCTAAACCCGGACACCCTGCAAGACGATTTCGACGCGCTGGAACGGCATTGCAAGCGCGCCCAGCGGGACGATCTGAAAGATTGGGTGCTAACCAACGGGGCGGACTACTGTTGCGAAGAAGTCAAGCGGATTTGGGAAAGAGGGTGACGGCGTGAAAATCCGAATCACCCGCGATACAAAAATTCCGCTTGTTGAGAAAGGCCGGATTTTCTACGTGCAAGGGGTATCGACGACCGGGGACGGCGAAACAGTCTATTTCATCCACCACGGCGGGAACTATTTGGGAATCCGCGCCGGGGATTGTGAAGTGATCGAGAGGGAACCGGAATGAAGAACGTAGCGCGAGAGGCCACAAACGGCGTGATTTACGGAGAATCCGGCGAGATCGTGAAAAATGGCTTGCGTGTTGTTTGTCCCCGTTGCGGAGAAATCGGACTTTACCCCGGCCACGGCGGAAGTGTGAATATCTGGACCGTGGGGGCAATCGAGCGGCGGGAATGTACGAAATGCCGTAAGCAGTTCCACGCAATCAGTTTGACCGTTCCGGCGGACATGACCCCGGAGGAATTCTATTTGAAAATCAAAGAGGGGGTGAAGCTGTGAAGCGTCAATTCTGCTTGCCCTGCTTCCTCGAACTAAAAAAGGCCGGGAAGCACGACATAACCCGCATAGCTGGCGGAAAGAACCTGAAAATCACCTGTTGGCGGTGCAAACGCCGCCGCTACGGGGCAGAATACGAGATTTCCCGGAAAGGCGGTGCGCGCCGTGACAGTGAATGAATTGAAGCGGGCTTTTCTGGATGAACGCCCGGTTGCGTTCGGCGGTATCACCTATCAGAAAATAACGGCGGTGATTTACCGAAAGACCCCGGACGGGAAAGGACTTCACGTGCAAGGCGAACTGCTGGACCGGAACGGGCGCGCTGTTGCAATCGCGGCGGCGGACCGAATCACGTTGCCAAAAGGAGCGGGAGAAGATGACCCCGGAAGAACTGAACGAACGGGTTAAAAGTCTGATCGCAGACATGGAGGAAATCGGAGCGCGCCCGGCGTACCTGCGGGGCGGAAGTTACAACGACTATTTGGAGTACGGCAGATTGAAAGACCTGATTGCTAAAGAGTGCATAGAAGCATTCAAGGCCGGGTTCAGATTCGAGAAAGAGGCGACACCATGACGCAGGAAATCAGAACAATCACCATTGGAGCGGGACAAGCCCGCCCGCGGCGGCGGAGCCAGAAGCACACCCGGCGGCGCGTCCGGCTGAACGGCTGGACCGTGGCGAAATATGCGGCCCTGACCGTGGCCGGGGTCCTGCTGTTTCGAGCGGGTGCGGCCTACGCCCTGACAGAACGGGGATATAAGGCGATCGGCGGCGAAGTTTTCGCCCTCTTCCTCCCCGTGCTCTACTACACAATTTCCGCAACGGTGCGGGACTATATCAAGGAAATCAAATCTATTTTTCGGGAGGAAAAGGACCATGAAAAAACTTGCTGAACTGAAACCGGGCGACCGCTTCATGTATGGCGGCGTGGAATGGGTCAAATTCGAGGACATCGGCGCGGGAACGCTTTGTCTGGCGGCGGAACCTGTTTTTCTCCGGGCGTTCGATGAAGAGAACTGCAACGACTGGCGGAAATCCTCTTTGCGCCGGGAATTGAACGGGGCGTTCCTTGACGCATTGGTTGCGGAGGGCGCAGACCGGGCCGCGTTCCTTGATTGGGAAAGCGACTTGACCGCCGACGACGGAATGACCGATTACGGGACCGCCACGGACAAGATCGCTTTGCGGTCCGACGCGCTTTGCCGCAAGTATCGGGAGATCACCCCGCCCGTGGACGAATGGTGCTGGAACCTGACCCCGTGGACGTGTGACGCGTCGGACTCGTACAGCGTCCGCTGCGTCAATTCCTCCGGCGCGATGGACTGGGACGACGCGTGCAGCGGCCTCAGGGGCGTTCGCCCGCTTTGCTATCCGAAATCTGTAATCTTGGTATCTATCCCCGGAGAGGACGACGAAGAAGAGCAGGCCGCGCGCCGTGAAGAAATGAAGCTGGAAGCCGTGGACGCGCTCATGTCCGCGCTGAACGATTATCCGCCCTATTTGTGGGGCGACGCGCTGGGCGCGGTGGTTGCCGCCCTGTTCCAGTCAAAGCAGGACGCGGAAGAGATCGCGCAGGAAGAGGCAGACAAAAAGGC